CCTCAATTTTTCTCCGGGGGATATTTTGATAATAAGTTTTACTCTGTAGAGTGTTGTAGAGGGATCTTCAGGATGTGTATAAGGCATTGCTGCTGCCTCCGCCGTTCAATAGCTCCTTTCGTAATGTGTTGTTTTCCTGCCATTTCGGTCTCCTCTCACTCCTGAAGGTTCCTTTACAGCACTCTATTATATTTGGAGGTATGTACACATGCGTTTTTTAAGACGAAGTTTTTCCAATCTATCTTCGAGTACGATTCTTTTAGGTCGATCTGGTGAAAACAACGTAACACAACTTGATATCGATGTTTCTAAGGAGTTGTCAGAGTTTCCAGAATCTACGTTTGAGTTGATTTTTACAAGACCAACAGAACATGAACCTTATCCGGTTTATGCGGTATCAGACGGAAGACTTGTGTCTTATATTATTAGCGGATATGATCTTGAACTTTCCGGGTATGGTAATCTCGAATTGATTATGTATGGGCCCAACGGAGAAGTAAAGAAGAGCTCAACAACCAAAACTCGTATTGAGGATTCCATCATCAACGGAACTCGCTATCCAAACTCAGTTCAAAAGTGGTTCGACTTGCTTAGTCAGAAGCAGACAGATATTGAGGAATTGATAAATAGTCTTGACGTTTCAGACGGTCGAGATGGCATATCGCCTTCCGTGATGGTTGAAAACATTGAAGGCGGGAACCGTATCATTATTACCGATAAAGATCACCCAGATGGGCAGTCATTTGATGTGTTAAATGGTGATGGCGGCGGGAAAGGTGCTACCGTTGTTGATGTCTTCTCGGATTTGGATGCCGATGCTGCTTCCGGTTCTATCGCTGTTGTTTTAGAAGATGACGAGAACTTCGAAATGTTGGAATATGAATCGGATGGAGACGATGACGAGTCATATCATTGTATTGTAAACGAAGGTTTAAATTTCAGTCTTAATAATCCGATTCATGATGCCAACGCGTTTAACGAATTACTGATTGACATGGCAAACACTATTCAATCACCATATCAGTATGAATTCATAAACAATGGGGATAGAAAGTATCATGAAAAGGATATCGAGGAGAATTATCATTACGCCTCGTATGACCCTTCAACATCCACCTATACCGATATAACGTCTGAGTTGAATTACGGAGATTCTTTATATGGCTTGTATCGTATTTATGAATTGGATATTGATGATATCTTTGAGGACACGTGGCCTTGGCTTGAAATTGAAGGTATCGTTGATGGTACTTCTATCATGTTTACATGGCTGGCTGTCGTTGATGATGTTGACAATAATGTCTATAGTCAACTGGGTATCGATTTGGATGAGATTGGAGTATCAACCTATGCTGTTTGTTCTGAGAGTTTAAACGGTCCTCCATATATGTTGTTGGTTTCATTTGATGATTTTGAGTCCGAAAGCGCCACTATTAGAATTGACGACTCGACCGTAAGATCGCCAATTGCCGCCATGTATTGTTTTGAGGATATGACTGTTTCGATTCCAGCATTAGGTGTTGAATCGACCTCTTTACATTCCGGATATAACATTATTTTCGCAGAAATTGATGAATACCACGATGAAATTATAGGCTTCACTTTTGTTCCCGGATCCATCGATGAGTGTTTCGATATTCCGAAAACATCCAACGACGTTCATGTATATTGCAATTTAAGCGGTAATAGGTTCTTCGGAGGGGTATTTGAATTCTCTGATGTCATTAAGAACGGGCTATATATCAAGATGGCGGACGTTTGGCAACATATTATCGGGTTTGAGGATGATCTTTGGGATACTCTTTACCCTTTGGTTGCAATGGCTCGACATGAAAACTTGGAGGTTTTAAACGATCTGTCTGCCGAAAAATATGGTACCTCACTGTTTTTTAGAGGTTCGTTAGTTAATAGAACCATCAGTAGCATTTATTCAAGTTTTACTCCGACATATTTACCAAAATATTTTGATATCATAATGTGTATGAGTGACGGATCTGATTTTTCATTTGCGTTGCCGAATTTTGCATATTCTTGTGATGTTTCATTTATCGCGGATTGGGATGAACATGGAAATATTGTCGAACCCCACGCGATCGCATGCGGAGAATACAGTTTTTGTTCAAGACTTACCGATTCCGATATTCCAATGCCGCCTAATTCGGCTAAATGTCGAGAGCAGCGCATTTTTGAGTGCTGGGCCGAAAAAGAATCGGATGTTCCAGAAGGATCCATGGCTTTTTCCACAAATCCAAACAATGTACACAATCTCATTGTTACGAGATCGATGAATTTATATCCGGTTTGGCGAGAAATGAACGAAAATGAAGATTTTTGTTTTGTAATTTTGGATATTGAGGGCAGGCAAATAGATTATTCAAACTTCGGTGGTTATTCTCAGAATGAGATCGATGGAGTCTTTGCAAGCGTTGGAATTCCAGTTCGTTTCGGAACTAGATTGTCCGATATCCCCTATCTCGATGTTGTGCCGATTGTTTTGGAACCAAATGAAGTTTGGGTGGGTTGGAATGTCGATTTGGAAAAAGTCATCGAACGTAGTATGTCATTAAAACCGGTCACTGCTTCGACACAGGATCCTCTTTATGGCGTTTCTCGAATAATATCATTTGACCCAACCGATGGAACCATGAGCTCAACAACGATTACCGTATCGGCTTTAGCAATTCAAAATAATATTGTTAATTATTGTTTCAAAGACGTTCCCATTCCGGTATGCTCGGGTCACAAGTTTATTGGATGGTATACGTCTGGCGGGATTAAAATTGAAGATGGGGATATGATACAGATCAACAAAGACCATACGTTGTTTGCTAAGTGGAAAAAGGAGTGAAGCATGATGAACGAATACCCCAACGTTATCGAATGTTCCAAATGGTTTTTTCCCGCTGTTATTCTCAGCGGGTGGCTCGCCCCATTGATCTTTGTTGTTAATGTGGTTATTGAGTTAATCCAGAAAACATTCAAAATGTAGTTTGAAAGGAGGCGGACGGTGTGCCGAAGAAGACTTCCGGCAGTCCACTTGCAAGGAAGCAGGCTCCGGCAACAAATCCAGAAGCACGCGAACGTCAGCTAATTGCATTGGCTGTTGATCGCGCCGAGCAGCAGCTTTTGGATGGAACCGCCTCCTCGCAAGTAATAACACATTTTTTAAAGCTCGCTACCGAAAAGGAGCGCCTTGAGCGAGAAAAGCTTGAGCGCGAAAACGAATTGCTTCGAGCAAAAACGGAGGCCTTGCAAGCCGAGAAGACCAAAGAGGAGCTTTATAGGAATGTCCTAACCGCTTTGAAAAAGTATAGCGGTCAGGGGGATGATGAGTGTGAAGATTAGGACTTACTCTGAACTTTGCACTTTTGAAACGTTTGAAGAACGTTATAGATACCTTCGACTTGCCGGTAAAGTTGGCTTCGAGACGGTCGGTTATGATCGGGTCTTTATGGAAGCCTTCTACAACTCTACCGAATGGAAACACGTTCGAAGGAAGATTATTCTACGAGACAGAGGGTGCGATCTCGGAATCGAGGGTCGAGAACTTCAAAATGGGATTTTCATACATCATATGAACCCCATTTCAATCGAGGATGTCGAACGACGTTCCGAGATCTTACTCAATCCCGAATATTTAATATGTTGTCATGTTAGTACACATCAGGCAATACATTATGGTGATGAATCTCTACTGATCATCGCTCCTGTTATTCGGGTTCCAAATGACACTTGTTTATGGAAATGAAATAATCGAGGAGGTATTAAACTTGGCTAAAAAGAGATTCGAACAAAAGCTTTTCGGTATTGTTCATGATTGTTTTCGATTGAACGTTCGAAAAGAACCGAGTTTGGCTTCGGACATTTTGTCGGTTGTTCCGGAGGGCACTAAAGTGGAGCTGTGTAACGGTTTTTCCGATGCCGCATGGTATAAGGTGACCATTGATGGTAGGGAAGGCTTCGCTTTGAAACAGTATGTAAAGGTTAGAGAGCCTAAAAAGCCGGTTAAAAGTTTGATGAAACCGGTGTCAAAGGTGGAGAAAAGTGATGGAAAGCATCCTGACGTCGATTAAAAAGTTACGCGGAATCGATGAAGAATGCACCGATTTCGACCCTAACATCATAATTTGCATCAATTCCGCCCTTATGATTCTTAATCAATTGGGGGTTGGTCCAAAAGAGGGTTTCGTGATTGAAGATGATCAGGCCTTATGGTCTGATTTTATTGGCGAGAACACTCCTGAATTTCAAGCAGTCAAATCCTATGTTGATGCAAAAGTACATTTAATGTTTGATCCGCCTCAAAGTTCCACATTGGTAGAAGCTCTCGAAAAAGAAGTTGAAGAGCTTGGCTATAGATTAAACGTTAACGCAGAATTTTTTTAAGGAGGCGAAAAATCAAAATGGAATATGAACTTTACCATCACGGTATTCTCGGTATGAAGTGGGGCGTTCGCCGGTATCAGAACAAAGACGGCACGCGCACCGCTGCTGGAAAAGAACGGTATGGAAGTAAGTCTTCTAAAACCGCATCCAAAGCGAAACAGTCAAATTCTAACGTCAAAGACGAAAAACCTAAAACTTTTAGAGATTATTCGGATGATGAGTTGAAGGTGGCCATTGATCGCCTCACCCTTGAGAAGAGATACGTCGATCTCGTAAAGAGTATGCAGCCTGAGAAAAAGAAGTCCAAAGTTCTTTCGGTCATGGGCGGCATTCTTGAGAAAAGTGTAAGTAATATGGGCGCTCAGCTGGTAACATATGGAATCGGCGTAGCTATCAATAAGGTTGCCGGAAAAGATATTGTCAATCCTAAAAAGGGACAGAAGGATAAGTAGGTGACCAAGTTTGTTATCTAACACGGCTACGCCTAAGTATTACGGCCTATTTCGAGATGCGGTTATTCGTGGCGAGATCCCGGTGTGTAGAGAGATCGCTATGGAAATGAGTCGAATCGACGATCTTATAGCCAATCCCGGAATCTGGTATGATGACAGAGCAATTGATGGTTGGATCGCTTTTTGTGAAGATGAGATGACTCTTACCGATGGCAGTGACGTTCATCTGCTCGATACTTTCAAACTTTGGGCGGAGCAAGCTTTGAGCTGGTTCTATTATGTGGAGCGAAGCGTGTTTGTTCCGAATCCCGATGGTCACGGAGGCCATTATGTTCGTAAGCGGACTAAGAAGCGTCTTATCAATAAGCAATACCTTATAGTTGGACGAGGTGCTGCCAAATCCTTATACGATGCATTTATGCAATCGTTCTTTCTGAATGTAGACGTCTCTACAACCCATCAAATCACGACTTCTCCGACCATGAAGCAGTCTGAAGAGGTAATTTCACCGATTAAGACAGCCATCATCCGATCTAAAGGTCCATTGTTTCAGTTTCTGACTGAGGGTTCTTTACAAAACACTACGGGTTCCAAAGCCAATCGCGTAAAACTCGCTTCAACCAAAAAGGGTATCGAGAATTTTATGACTGGTTCCTATCTGGAGATCAGACCGATGACCATAGATAAGCTTCAGGGTCTTCGAGTCAAGTGTTCGACGATAGACGAATGGCTTTCCGGAGATGTTCGAGAAGATGTTGTAGGCGCAGTTGAACAGGGTGCTGCTAAAGTTGACGACTACTTGATTCTCGCCACAAGTTCCGAAGGTACTGTCCGAAACGGAAGCGGCGATACAATCAAAATGGAGTTGCAAAGTATCCTTAAAGGCGACTACATTAACCCACACGTGTCGATTTGGTGGTATAAGATGGATTCGGTAGACGAGGTCGGACATCCGGAGTTGTGGCTCAAGGCAAATCCGAATCTCGGAAAGACTGTAAGCTACGAAACATACCAACTTGATGTGGAGAGAGCAGAGAATGCCCCTGCCACACGAAATGATATTTTGGCCAAGCGATTCGGTATTCCAATGGAGGGGTATACATACTACTTCACTTACGAAGAGACCCTCCCTCACCGCAGACGCGAGTATTGGAAAATGCCTTGTTCGCTTGGCGCCGATCTTTCTAAAGGTGACGATTTCTGTTCGTTCACCTTTTTCTTTCCCCTTCGCAACGGAGCGTTTGGTATTAAGACGCGGAATTATATTTCTTCCGTTACGCTTAACAAACTTCCGCTGGCCATGCGAACAAAGTATGAAGATTTTCTGAACGAAGGAAGTCTCATTGTTCTAGAGGGTACTGTTCTCGATATGATTCAGGTGTATGAAGATTTGGATCAGTATATTGCAGAAAAGGAGTATGACGTGAGAAGTCTCGGATTCGACCCTTATAACGCAAGAGAATTTGTTGAACGATGGGTACAGGAAAACGGTCCGTATGGTGTCGAGAAGGTGATTCAGGGTTCCAAAACGGAATCCGTACCTCTTGGCGAGCTTAAGAAACTTTCCGAACAGAGACTCCTTCAGTTCGATGAAGATATTATGGCTTTTGCAATGGGGAATTGCATCGCGTTGGAGGATACCAACGGAAACAGAAAGCTTTATAAGCGTCGCAATGATCAGAAAATCGACCCTGTAGCCGCGATGATGGACGCGTATATCGCTTATAAACTTAACAAAGACGCTTTTGAATAAGGAGGTGTAGTCTTGGCTGAGTATGTAACACTTAAGCAAGATGAACTTTATCACCATGGAATTCTCGGAATGAAGTGGGGTGTCCGACGATACCAGAATAAAGATGGATCGTTGACGTCAGCCGGAGCGAAGAGATATCTCAAAAAGCAGCAAGAATCAGAGGCATATACACAACGGGCCCGTTTTAGGGACTCGGTTGCAAAAGAGGCTTCGCGTGTAATCGATAGTTATAATGCAGCCGGAGCTAATGGTCGAGTTGTTAGAAAAGAGTGGGAAAAAGATTTTGGATATGAACCCGGATATGCGAAAACGTTACCCAGAGAAGTTCGCGAGAAACTCATCGGTGATTATATTTCGAAAAAAAAAGATACGGTCGAGCGGAATAAAGAACAAGCAAGTAAAAACCGTGCGATAGCACAAAAGATCATGAGTGATGATCTCGTGCGTAAAACGCCTTTGGAGATTCAAGAGACGATGAGATCCGGTCGACTTGCGGTTAAAAAAATGTTGGCTATTCCGGCGCCGGTTGCAATTGCGGCCGCGGCGACACTTGTTGGTACTGGAGCTGGTGTTAGTGCTCTAGTTCCCATGAGCCTACTAGGAATGGGTATCACATCTGGCATAATCTCCGGATCGATAAATACCGATAGTTCCCATCTTCATACCAAAGCTAATGACTCATTTTTAAAAAAAAAGAGGCGCTGAGTAATTAAAAATGGAACATGAACTCTACCACTACGGCGTTCTAGGTATGCGATGGGGCGTACGAAAGGCTAAACGTCAGGCCGCTCGAATTCAGAGGAAAGATGTCAAGTGGGCTAATCGTAATTACAATCGTATTTACAAGAATGCGTACAAAGACATCCGTTCCGAGATGAACGCCTATACACGAAACGAACTCAATCCAAAGTATCGTGAGCAGATTCAAAGGCGTAAAGTCGGTCTGAGTTATGCAAACGAATACAATCGAAAGCTGGCGCAGCTAATGAACACCCGGGTGTCCGACATCAGAGCCCCGTCTGGCAAAGTTGTTCAATTTATTGCCAAACGTGGGGAGCTTGGAGTTCACATGGCCTTGGCCGATGCCGGCTACGACATGAGTCAGGTCAAGAACGGTGTTTACAAAAACGGCAAGATCGCTTATCGAAAGAAATCTGTCGATATAGCCGGCTAGTCGGAGGTGAAAATTCAAAATGGAGCAAAAATTAGGCGACCGGCTGAAACATGCTTGGGACGCCTTCCGTAATCGAAGTCCCACCGGGTATTATTCGGACATTGGTCCGAGCTATTCCTATAGACCGGATCGCCCGCGTTTCTCTCGCGGAAACGAACGATCTATCGTTACCGCAATTTATAATCGAATCGCGCTTGATGTGGCCGCTATCGACATTCGACATGTTCGTTTGGACGATAACGACCGCTTTTCTTCTATTATCGACTCGGAGCTCAATAACTGCTTAACGGTTGAAGCGAATTTGGACCAGACGGCTAGGGCGTTTCGTCAAGACATTGTTATGTCGATGCTCGACGAAGGATGCGTAGCAATTGTACCGGTTGAAGCCGATATGGACCCAACTACGACGGGTAGCTTTAAGATATTTTCTATGCGAACCGGCAAGATTACCGAATGGTATCCGAAACACGTTCGAGTTCGTGTTTACAATGAGCGAACCGGGCAGCAGGAAGAGATAACGCTTCCTAAGAAGTCAGTGTCGATTATCGAGAATCCGCTTTATTCGGTTATTAATGAGCCGAATTCGACGATGCAGCGTCTGATTCGTAAGCTAAACCTTTTGGACGCAATCGACGAACAAAGCGGTTCCGGAAAGCTTGATCTTATCATCCAACTTCCGTATACAACCAAGACGGAACTCAAGAAGAGACAAGCCGAGGCTCGTCGAAAGATGATTGAGGACCAGCTTACCGGTACCAAATACGGAATTGCTTACACGGATGCTACGGAGCATATCACTCAACTTAATCGGCCCGTTAACAACAACTTGATGTCTCAAATCGAGTTCCTTACGAATCTCTTATACAGTCAGTTGGGTATTACGCAGTCGGTTATGGACGGTTCTGCCGACGAAAAGGTGATGTTGAACTATTACACTCGGACGGTTGAGCCGATCGTATCAGCAATCGTTGACGAAGAGATTCGCAAGTTTCTAACGAAAACTGCTCGTTCTCAGGGACAGTCGATTATGTTCTTTAGAGATCCGTTTAAGCTTGTTCCTGTTGGTTCTATTGCGGACATCGCTGATAAGTTTACGAGAAACGAGATCCTGTCTTCGAACGAAGTCAGACAGATTGTTGGATTTAAACCCTCTAACGATCCGAGAGCCGATGAGCTTCGTAATAAGAATCTGAACGCGGCCGAAGGTCAAACGTTTGCTTCTGTAAATGACGATGCGGAACTTCAAAATGACGCAATGACCAAAGACGAATACGATCGTTATATGGCCGATTTGGATCAGATAGACGGCGGTATTGATGAGCTGGAACGTCTCTTGGGAGGGTAATAAACATGGATAGTTTGCAACACTATTCGTCGCCTTATTACGATCCCGTCAAGGCGCATGAGTATTATGAAGCTCATAAAAAGCTTAAAGGTCGAACGTCTACAGCCGGACTTAATGAAGAGGGTCGTAAGGTTGCTTCTTACGTTAAAAAACAAATCACCTCTGAGAAAAAGAGTCGGCTCGATTCGAATACACAAAGCCGCAAATCACAAATCGAATCTCGAAGATCTGTTAGAGATCGCGATGTTGAAACCCACAAGGCCCAAATGAATCAAAGAATCGATTCCCTTAGGTCGACTTTGAAAAATATGTCTAAAGAAGATCGGGCTAAGAATCGCGAAGCCATACAGAACGAGATCGCTTCTTTAAGAGCCGAGAATCGAGCTAAACGTGAAGAGTTATCCGCAGAATACAAGAAAGATGCTGAGGGTATCTATAGCAGTCATAAAACAAAAGCTGAAAAGATTCGTAAAGAGGCCGATGATAAATACGCTTCGGAGCTTGATAAGATCAAATCTGAAGATAAGTATACAACAAAGAAAAGTGGTTCGAAGACGAGTAAAGAGGAACTCGATAAGTTTATTGCGGCAAACCTTAAAGCCCTAAAGAAAAAGTAAGGAGAAATTCAAAATGGATAAAAATTTTGATTTCAGCGGATGGGCAACCCGTTGTGACATGTTGTGCTCTGATGGACGTACGATTCGTAAGGGCGCTTTTAAAGACAACGATGGCGATACCGTTCCGCTTGTGTGGGGTCATCAGCATAACGACCCAAATCGCGTCCTTGGCCATGCCCTTTTGGAGTATCGGGATGATGGTGTTTATACATATGGCACCTTTAATGATACCGAAGCTGGCCGGAACGCAAAACTGCTTGTGCAGCATGAAGATGTGACACATCTGTCAATTTATGCGAACAAGCTTCGTCAGATGGGCGGTGACGTGCTTCACGGTGATATTCGTGAAGTTAGTCTCGTTCTCGCCGGTGCAAATCCGGGAGCATTTATTGATCAGGTAATTCGTCATGGCGCAGAAGTCGATGACGAAGCTGTCATCTATAACGACGATGCTTATGGTATCGATAACCTCGCTCACGCTGAGGAATATGATGACCGTAAAAAGGATGAAGATGACGAAGAGACTGTCGAAGACGTCATTAATTCGATGACCGATAAGCAGAAAAAGGTTCTTTACGCTCTTATCGGACAGGCTCTTGAGCATTCCGATGAAGTTGACAAAGAAGAGGCCGTTGAACACTCGGAAGATGAGGATGACGGCGAAACCGTGAAAGATGTTATCGACTCGATGACTGAAAAACAGAGAAACGTTCTTTATGCTCTGGTTGGACAGGCTCTTGAGCATTCCGAAGAAGAGGATGAAGGCGATGACGAAATCAAACATGAAGATTTGGAGGATGATCCCATGAAGAAAAACGTATTTGATCAGGAAACCCAGACGCACGAGAACACGCTGTCTCATTCGGATATCGAAGCGATTTTCGACAACGCACGTCGTACCGGTTCCCTTAAGCACGCCGTTGATGATCAGCTTGGTCAGAATTACGGCATCGTGAATATCGACTATCTGTTCCCGGATGCTCAGAAGGTCGATCGTACGCCTCAGTTTATCAATCGTGATACCGGCTGGGTGAGCGAGGTTATGGGTTCCGTACACCATACCCCGTTCAGCCGTATTAAGTCCGTATTTGCGGATATTACGCGCGACGAAGCTCGTGCAAGAGGTTATACGAAGGGTAAGCGTAAGCTCGAAGAGGTCTTTGCTCTTCTGAAGAGAACGACTGTTCCGCAGACCATTTATAAGAAGCAGAAGCTGGATCGTGATGATGTTATCGATATCGTCGATTTCGACGTCGTCGCGTGGATGAAGGGCGAAATGCGTCTGAAGCTCGATGAGGAAATCGCTCGTGCGATCCTTATCGGCGATGGCAGACTTGATGGTACCGATGATAAGATCAACGAAACCAACATCCGCCCGGTGTGGAAGGATGACGATCTGTTCACGGTTAAGGCTCTTGTTACCTATCCGAACAACGCGACCGAAGATCAGGAAGCCAAGGCTTTCATTCGTTCCGTGATCCGTGCTAGAAAGAACTATAAGGGCAGCGGCGATCCCGTGATGTTCACGACGGAAGATCAGCTTACCAGCATGCTTCTTATCGAAGATAACAACGGCAGAATCATTTATGATTCCGTTTCCAAGCTGGCTAACGTTCTTCGCGTTAAGAAGATCGTTACGGTTCCCGTTATGGAGAACCAGACCCGTACCGATGGTACCGGCGCCACTCGAACGCTGCTTGCTCTGATCGTCAATCTTACCGACTACAACGTTGGTGCCGATAAGGGCGGCGCAGTCAGTCTGTTCGACGACTTCGATATCGACTACAATGCGATGAAGTATCTGATCGAAACTCGTTGTTCTGGCGCTCTGGTGAAGCCGTATTCTGCGATTGCTGTTGAAACGATTACAGCTCCTGCTCCCGCTTCCGATGATGGCGGCGATGAGGACGAGGGCGACGATCTCGGCGGCGAAGGTTGATCATAACCGAAAGCGAGTGAAAATTCAAAATGGCTAAATATTGCGGCAATGTAGGCTTTGCGGAGACTCGCGAAACGGCTCCGGGCGTATGGAAAGAGTTTATGACGGAGCGCAAGTATTATGGAGACGTCGTTCGCAATACGCGAAAACTCGCCAGTACAAGCCAGCTTAACGATAACGTGGAAGTTTCCAACAGCATCAGCATTGTCGCAGATCCTTATGCTAGACAGAATTTTCACGCCATTCGTTACGTGATATTTATGGGTACTAAATGGAAGGTAACAAGCATTGAAGTTCAGTACCCAAGACTTGTCTTAACTATCGGGGGTGTTTACAATGCCGAGCCGGCTTGAGCTGCATGAGATTCTTTGTGATATTTTAGGCAGTCGAAACGTTTACTATCAACCGCCCGAGTCAGTTAAGATGCAATACCCGGCGATCGTCTATGCTAGAGCGAACATTTACAATTCGTTTGCTGACGATGATGTGTATAGACAATCGCATGCTTACACCCTTACCGTGATTGATTATGATCCGGATAGTGAGATCGTTTCGGCGGTGTCGAAATTACCGCGCTGCCGATTCGATCGCCACTATACGTACAATAATCTCAATCACGATGTTTTTACAATTTACTTTAAATAGGAGGATACTAAAATGAATGAACCTAATTATCTCCTGAAATGGGACGAAGTCGGTGAAAGATTCTATGAAACCGGCATCAGCAACGGCGTTCTTTATCCGTACGATAAGAATGCAGCCGACCCGGCGAAAGTATACGGCCCCGGTGTTGTCTGGAATGGCCTGACCGGTGTTACAGAAAAGCCGTCCGGTGCAGAAGCAACCGCGATTTATGCTGACAACATTAAGTATCTTACGCTTATGTCGAATGAAGAGCTCGGTCTTACGGTCGAAGCATACACCTATCCGGACGAGTTCGCAGAGTGCGATGGTTCCGCGGCTATTGCTGATGGTGTTTCTATCGGTCAGCAGACCCGTAAGCGCTTCGGTATGTGCTATAAGACCCTGATTGGTAACGACGAAGAAGGCACCGATAAGGGTTATAAGCTTCATCTGGTTTATGGCTGCCTTGCCTCTCCGTCCGAAAGAGCTTACGCTACGGTTAACGACTCTCCCGAAGCTCAGACGCTTTCTTGGGAAGTTACCACGAATCCCGTCGAGGTTTCCGGTAAGAAGCCGACTGCAATCATCACGATCGATAGCACCAAGGCCGATTCTACGAAGCTCGCAGCTTTGGAATCGAAGCTTTATGGTACGGCTGCTATCGCGGCTGTTCCGGCTGATCCGGAACATAACATCGCAGCGGCCGATGCGGTTCCCGCGGTCGATGCTTATCTTCCGCTTCCTTCTGAAATTGCGACTATGTTTGCTGCGGGCTAATCAAGTCCAATCCATCTCCGGAGACGTATTCAGTTCGGCTGGCGTCTCCATTCTTTTTAAAATCGAAAGGAGTTTTTCAAAATGATCAAAAAGACAATCACCTATAAGGACTACAACGATACCGAGAGAACCGAAGACTTTTATTTTCATCTGACAGAGGCCGAACTTGTCGACATGCAGATGAGCGAAAGCGGTGGTCTTGGTGAATTGATCCAGAGAGTCACAAACGCGAGAGACGACATCGTCACTTACAACATCTTTAAGGATCTTTTCTATAGAGCGTATGGTGAAAAGAGTCCGGATGGTAAGCGCTTTATCAAAACCAAAGAAGTTAAAGACGCGTTCATGCAGACCGAAGCGGCGTCGATCATCTTTATGTCGCTTATGCAGAACGAGGAAGAGGCCGCAGCCTTCGTAAATGGTATCATTCCGCAGAAGCTTCTCGAAGAAGCAGCGAAGGTTAAGAAGGGAAAAAAGGCGAATATTGCCGTAATCCCGGCCGATAACTAAGACGATATCGGAGGGAGAAAACATGCTCCAAATTACAGTACCCGGAGTTGAAATGTGGGATGAACGTAATGAAGAGTTCGTCTGCTCCGAAGAGCAGGTGCTGAATTTGGAGCACTCCCTCATTTCAATTTCAAAATGGGAAGCAAAATGGCAGAAACCATTCTTATCAAAAGATCCCATGACAGATGACGAGACAATTGATTATGTTCGGTGTATGTCCTTATCCGATAATGTCGACATGGATATTCTGCGTCGGCTAACAAGAGAGAACATACGTCAAGTGAGCGAGTATATCGATAACCCGATGACCGCAACGACCGTTCACGAGCCAAAAACCGGCCGTAGAAGTAACGAATTAGTCACAAGCGAGCTGATTTATTACTGGATGGTCGCCCTTAATATACCTTTTGAATGCCAGTATTGGCATCTTAATCGTTTGCTTACCCTCGTACGAGTATGTAATGTTAAGAATCAAGATCCCAAAAAGATGAGCAAACGTGATATTTACAGTAGTAATGCCGCTCTTAATGCGGCTCGAAGAAAACAAATGCATACGAAAGGATGATGAGATATGAGTAATAGTCCTCTTGTGAGCTATACCAAAATCAGTCCGCATAAGAACGTTAATCGTAATCACAAGATCGACACAATCACGATTCATTGTGTGGTTGGTCAGTGTTCGGTTGAAACGCTCGGAAACGTATTTAGCGGTACCAGAAAGGTGTCGTCGAACTACGGAATCGGAACGGATGGTCGAGTTGGTATGTACGTTGAGGAGAAGGATCGTTCTTGGTGTTCTTCCAGTTCCGCGAATGATCACCGAGCCATCACCATCGAAGTTGCAAGTGATACGAAACCACCGTACGCTATCAACGAAAAAGCGTACAAAACGCTTATTAAACTTTGCGCAGATATTTGTAAGCGCAATGGTATTAAGGAACTGAAATGGAAGGCTGATAAGTCTCTGATTGGACAGGTTGATAAGCAGAACATGACGGTACATCGTTGGTTTGCAAACACGGCTTGTCCCGGAGAATACATTTACACCCGTCTTGGTCAGATTGCCAAAGAGGTCAATGCCCTTCTCGGGTCTCCGACGACCTCGGTTCCAACAACGAAACCGACAAACCAGACAGAAACAAAACTCTATAAAGTACAAACCGGAGCCTTTGCTAAAAAGGATAACGCTTTAGCCTTGAGAACCAAGGTTAAGGTTGCCGGATTCGACGCGATCGTGAATTACGATGGAAAGTTTTATCGGGTTCAGGTTGGTGCATACAAAAAGAAAGCCAATGCCGAGAATACAGCCAAAAAGCTCAAAGCTCTCGGTTTTGACGCTGTCGTTGTATGATCGTAATCCATCAAAAGGGAGATTTCAAGAAACTAACCCGATTTCTTGAGAGATCCAAGGAAGTTGTACATAGAGGAATTTTAGATAAATATGGAAAGCGCGGTGTCGAGGCATTAGCAGAAGCGACGCCAAAAGATACCGGATTAACGGCGAGTTCGTGGTCTTATAAGATTGAGAATAAACCGGGTCATAGCGCTTCCATAACTTTTTTCAACTCAAACATTCAAAATGGAGTTCCAATCGCTGTAATACTACAGTATGGTCATGGAACGAAAAACGGAGGCTGGGTAGAAGGGAGAGATTATATCAACCCTGCTATCCAGCCTATTTTTGACGAAATTGCAGAATCCGCATGGGAGGAGGTCATCAACGCATGAGTAAAGAAGTCGAGCAAAAAGTCGTAGAAATGCGATTTGACAATAAGAACTTCGAGAAAAACGTATCAGAAACGATGTCCACTCTGGACAAGCTTAAGGAAAAGCTTAATTTCAGAGGTATCGAAAAGAGCTTTGATGGAATTTCCTCCTCTGCTAGAGGCGTTAACTTATCTCCTATTTCCGGCGCCGTTGATATGGTGATGGCTAAGTTCTCAGCATTTGATGCTATTACGTTTTCGGTTCTACAAAACTTAACAAACCGAGCTATTAGTGCTGGGGAACAACTTGTTAAGTCTCTCACCATTGATCAGATCAGCGCTGGTTGGGGAAAATACGAAGATGAAACCAAGGCGGTTCAGACAATCATGAATGCCACGGGACAATCGATTGAGGAGGTCGAGTCTCAGCTTGATCGTTTAAGTTGGTTTACCGATGAAACTAGTTATAGTTATATTGATATGGTTTCGAATGTCGGTAAATTTACGTCGATGAACATTCCATTGAAGGAGTCCGTTACGGCTATGGAAGGTATCGCTAACTGGGCTGCTGTATCTGGACAAGGTATCAATGAAGCTAGTAGAGCCATGTATAACCTTTCTCAGGCCATGGGTGTTGGTGCCGTTAAACTTCAAGACTGGAAATCGATCGAAAACGCTAATATGGCCACGGCCGAATTTAAGCAAACAGCGATCGATACTGCTAAATCGATGGGCCTTCTTACAAAGGCTGGCAAAACAGTTAAAGGAAACATGGTCGATTTGGCTAGTTTCTCACAAACTCTTAGTGATGAGTGGTTCACAAAAGACGTGCTAATGGCGGTATTGCAGAAATACGGAGCGTATTCTGATAAGGTTTATGACTTTATGCAGAAAACAGAAGACGCCAGTATGACCTGCGCCGACGCCATGGAACTCGTTAGTTCAAAGGGTATGGAACTTGGAGCAAAAGCTTTTAAAGCTGGTCAGGAAGCCAAAACCCTTACCGAAGCGATCGATTCTGTGAAAGATGCCGTAAGCACCGGATGGAAAGATACTTTCAAAATTATATTTGGTAATTACGAACAGGCTAAGGTTCTTTGGACGGATCTGGCAAATGACCTTTGGGATATTTTCGCTTCTGGTTCCGAAAGTCGAAATGATATTTTTGAAAAGTGGGCTGGAAATCTCGACGGTCAACTTAGCGGAAGAGACGATGTTATAGGAGCAATGAAAAACGCCCTTGAAGGGCTAAAACAAGTTCTTGATATCGTTAAAACGGCATTTGAAAACGTCTTTCCTCCAATCACAGCAGAAACCCTCAAAAAGCTTTCGACAAGCCTCAAGAAGTTCTCCGAAAAACTCATTCTCAGTGAAGAGAAGGCGGATAAACTTCAGCGAACGCTTCAGGGTTTGTTTGCTATTCTGGACATCGTTCGCATTGTCATTACCGATGCCGTACAGATTGGACTCACGATTTTCAATACACTATTAGGTAAATCCACCGATAAGATTGGCGATATGACTGCCAACATGGGAGATTCGATCGTCTCATTCCGCGATTGGATCAAAGAGCATGACCATTCTGTAGAGTCGATTAAGAAGATTTGTGATAAGATCGCAACAGTTCGCGATGCAATCAAAAAATGGATTGACGATCACGTGCATTTGCGTGAAAGTCTCTCCAAACTGCGCGAGCACATTCAAAATGGAACCGAAAAGATCGGGGCTTTTGCCAAGAAAATCTGGGAGCTTCCGGCCGTGCAGACGGCAATTACAAAAACAAAGGATGTTCTTGCCAAATTCTTTAATAAAGCCAAGGAGTATTTTTCTGAAGGTTATGATCGAATCAAGGAATTCATCGATCATTTGAAGACACTTGACGGATTTTCTTTTGAGAATATTAAGGAAGCTATCGGGTCATTTAAAGAGATCGTACTGGACCACTTCTTCAATATTGAAGGCGGTGTTGATAAACTTAAAACAGCGTTCACATCAATGAAGGATTCTATTACTGGTAGTTTCTCAAAGGCCGGAGATAGTCTGGATACCTTCAGAGATAAGATTGCCGGTTTTGGAAAGTTGGTAAAGGATAAGGCTGAAGCCGCTACTAATTTCAGCTATAAATGGGGAACCACGAGTAACAATCTTAAAACATATGCCCTTAATGCTAAAAAACGGCTGAAAGAAGTTGTCGATGTCGGCGATCTTCTTTCTATTGCTCTTGGCGGTACGCTGATTCTTTCCATTAAGAACATTAGTGATGCATTTAAGACTCTGAATGGGTTTCTAAAGACGTTCACAAATCCGCTTGATGCGTTAACTGGCGTATTTAAAGGATTGCAAGAGATCGAAAAGGCATACGCGAAGAAAATCTCCGTTGACGCAATGACGAAGATGATCAAGGGTATCGCTATTGCAATAGCTATTCTGGTTGGTGTCGTCTTTGTTCTTTCTAAACTTGCGGAAAAAGGCACGATGTGGGATGCTATCAAGGGTCTTCTCGCGATTGCTGGTATTATGGTGGCCATGGTTGCGGCTATGGCGGCTATTAATAAATGGCTTGGAAGTCTTAAGATTGATGTTGGAATTCAGGCATCAATTCTGGCACTTGCGATATCAATAGTTATACTTGTAAAAGCAATGAAGGCTATTGGCGAGATTGATGATATTTTCACAGCAGTTCTTGTAATTACTACGCTTGGGGCTGCTTTAACGTTGTTAACCGCTTTCATGTCGAAATTAGTTGATGTTAGTGACACAAAAGGTCTTATAAGCGGAGCCCTAACTATTATTGCCATTTCGGTCGCAATTTATATTTTAGTGTCTGCTTTGAAAAAACTATCCAAAATACATTTTGATAGTATTGGTAAAAGTTTAGCCGCGCTTGGTGTTGCGATTGCTGGTATTGCAGTTCTTATGTTGGCGGCACACGGAATCAGCATCGGTGGTGCTATTGCTTTGATTGCTGCTGTCATCGCGTTGCAGAAGTTGGTAAAACTTCTTAAGAAGACAACAGAAGAGGATATCGATAAGATTCTTAAGAATCTTGTTAAATTAATTCCAGTATTTCTTGTGTTTGCAGGTCTTATGGTTGCTTCAAAATTTGCTGGAGAAAATGCAGCGAAAGCTGGCACAGCGATTTTATTGATGTCGGTATCTTTGCTCTTGGTGCTTCAAGCAATTAAAACGATTTCCAAAATGTCTGGATCTGAATTGGCTAAAGGGCTTTTAGTTGTCACTTTGATTTTAGCCGCGTTTGGCGCTTTAACAGCATTGTCGAAACATTCGGGAAAGAATGCGGCCAAGGCTGGGGTTATGATTTTGCTAATGTCCGGGGCTCTTCTTATAGTTGCCGGTGCCGTAAAGATATTCTCGTCTATGTCGGCTTCCGAATTAGCAAAAGGCGTTGCCGCCGTTGTGGTTCTTGATTTGCTTATGGGCGCCATTATCGCTATGTCTAAAAAGTCCAAAGATGCTAAGAATACTCTTATCGGAATGAGCATTGCTATCGCTGTTATGTCCGTTTCGTTGATAGCGTTGTCTTTCATAGAGTGGAATCGACTGCTTCCCGCTGCTGGGGCTTTATCTGCCGTGGTGCTGTCTTTGGCTGCGGCTCTTTCTGCTACTAAAAAGATTGACAAAAAAGCAAAATCCACGATTTTGTTATTTGCGTTGATTATAGCCGAATTGACCACGGCGTTATTCTTTTTGGCAGATAAACCGTGGTCTTCGTTACTCGCAGCGGCCGGCGGTTTATCTTTACTTTTACTTTCTTTATCTGCATCTTTCTTAATTTTGAGTAAAGTTAAGAAGCTTAAAAAAGGAGTCGTTGAACAGCTTTATGCTCTTATGGGAGTAATAGCTATTCTCGGCGGAGTGCTTTTCGCGATGCATTTATTAGATAAAGGCGACATGAGTTCTGCTATATCGGCAGCAAGCGGAATTGGAATTCTTCTTTTAGCGTTATCTGGAGCATTTTTAGTTCTTAGTAAAGCGAAAAAGCTTAAGAAGGGTGTTGTCGGTCAACTTTATGCCATGGCTGGAATCATGGTTATTTTGGGTGGAATTCTTTTGGCCATGCAGGTTCTTAGTAATGGACATATGGGATCGGCAATTCTCTCTGCTATTTATATAGGAATTTTGCTCGCCGAGCTGACGGTTGCTTTCGACGCTCTTAGCAAGATGAAAAAGCTGAAGAAAGGAATGGTCGGTCAACTTTATGCCATGGCTGGAATCATGGTTATTTTGGGTGGAATTCTTTTGGCCATGCAGGTTTTCAGTGGTGGCAACATGGATACCGCGATTAAATCGGCTTTGGCAATTTCGATTTTATTGGTGGTTTTGGTAGGCGCTACAGCTTTATTTTCTCTTATGAAACCGGTGCCTCCTATAGCCTTAGTGTCATTAGCTGCCATGGTTGTGGCTCTTGGTTTGATAGCGTTGATTTTAGGGCTTATGGCTAAATTTAATGTGACACCTGCTCTCGAAACAGTATTGGCGCTTTCTATTTTGTTATTTGCTCTCGTTTTAGCGTGTATCCCATTGGCTTTGATAGGGGCGCTTGGCACTGCGGTTATTGCTGGTGCCGCGGTATTCGATGCCGTTATTCTAGTAATCGGAGCGCTTTTAGTCGGTTTAGGCGCGCTTATGGAATATGTACCGCAAGCAGAGGAATTCCTTGATAAGGGTATAGTTGTTCTTGAAAAAATCGGATCAGCAATAGGGAGATTTTTTGGTAGTATAATTGACGGATTTATGGATTCCGCTACGCAAAATCTTTCGGATATAGGCGAACGTTTATCCGATTTCATGGAAAAAGCCCAGCCGTTTATTGAGGGCGCTAAGCAGATCGACTCCTCGGTTGTTGATGGAATTTTGAATATGGCCGAGGTGTTTGCCGTCTTAGCCGGCGTGAACGTTCTTAATGCCATTTCGACTTTTCTGACTTTTGGTGAGGACCCGATTGAATCTTTTGCCGAACGACTTGTTATATTTGGTAAAGCGATACGAGAATATTCCGACATTATAACCGAGGGGGACGGCATTAATACCGACGCCATCGAAGCTTCTCAGAAAGCTGCCCAAATGCTTGCTGATTTGGAAAATGGTTTGGCGAAAAGTGGATTGGTTCCGACAATCACTGGTCAAAAGAGCCTTGCGAGTTTTGGTCAAAGACTTAAAGAATTTGGCAAAGCAATAGTAGAGTATTCGGCTACGATAACCGGCGAGAATGGAGAGTATGCTTTTAATGCTGATGCTATTAAAGCATCGAGTGAGGCTGCTCAGATGCTTTCCGTACTTGAAAATGGTTTGGCTAAAAGCGGATTAGTACCGTCCATAATGGGTCAGCAGGATTTGAAAAAGTTTGGTAAAAAACTCAAAGACTTCGGAGAAGGAATGAAATCGTATTCCGAATCTGTATCTGGAGTTGATACCAAGGCCATTGCTGAGTCTGCTGAAGCGGCAAAAGGTCTCGTTGATGTTTCGAACAGTCTGAAAAACAATAAGCTTTTCACTAACGAAACCACTATTAATCAGTTTGGTTCACAGCTTAAGAAGTTCGGCTCTAGTTTCAAGGACTATTCTGAAGAAATAAAGGATATCGATTATACGCCGGTTTCGAACAATGTTACGTGGCTTGGTAAGTTGGTAACCGAAACTTTGAGAATACCGAATAATAAGTTTTTTACTAACGAAACCACAATCAACCAGTTTGGTTCGCAGCTTAAGAAATTCGGTTCGAGTTTCAAAGAATATAGCGAGTCGATAAAAGATATTGATTATACGCCAGTATCGGATAATATTACTTGGCTCGGTAAATTAGTAACCGAATCGTCTAAGATACCGAATAATAAGTTTTTCACGAATGAAACCACGATTAATCAGTTCGGTTCGCAGCTTAAGAAGTTCGGTGCCAAGTTTAAAGAGTATGTCGAGTCAATAAAAGATATCGATTACGCGCCGGTTGCGAAAAACATAGCTTGGCTCGGGGAATTAGTAACCGCGACGTCTGCAATACCTGATAATAAGTTTTTCACGAATGAAACGACAATCAATCAGTTCG